TTCATCATACGCATGGACGGCTGGACGAACCACGGCTTCCGCCGACGGATAAACATGAAGGGTGGCCAAAAATGCCAAGAGTCGTTGAAAATGAAAAAATCCCCTTGTTTCCAAGGGGATTTTTCGAATGGCTCCTGCGACTGGGCTTGAACCAGTGACCGTCCGATTAACAGTTAGAAAGTCTGATAAAATATCCCTTGGAACGATTGGGCAAAACGGCTTCATTCCAACGGTTTAACCTCACTTAAGGGTCACTTGACCATCACTTGCGGGTCAAATGGAAGTCTGAGAATGTCTGAGAATATAGAGGCAAGGAGGTAATCATGGCACGCAAAGCAAGAAACGGCATCGTCTACCCATATCGGGTTGAACGTCCAAAGAAGCTGGCCGATGGCACAATCAGGGTCTACCCCAGCTACGAGTTCAAAATCGACGGGAAGACCTACAGCTGCAAGAAGTACGCCGACGCGAACCGGCGTCTGACCGAACTGCTCCAAGAGCGAGCCAAATTCGGCAGCACCAGCAACACGTCAGTCACGTTGGGCGCATATGCGGAACAATGGTTGGAACGACGGCAGAGGGATGCAGACCCGAAGACTTTCGCCAACTATCGAACCATCGTCCGCAAGCATCTACGCCCATACCATTCGCAGAAAATGTCGAACCTGAACGCCGCAGTCTGCGACCGCATCGTAAATGGCCTTACCGTCGCGAAGACCATCGATGGTAAGAAAATGCACGTGAAGGCCAGTCTCAGTCTCCGCCGCCAGACGCACACCACGTTGAACCAGATTTGCAATGCCGCCGTAGCGGATAGGATTCTTCCCACGAATCCGATGGGTGGCGTTCCCACTCCGAAGGACAAGGACATCAGTCTTGCCGACGAACGCAAGAACGAAGCGCACGAGCGTACCGCATTCACCGATGACGAGGCGAAGCGTATCCTCCAAGCCGCCAACGAGTTGGGCATCCGCAAGGGTGCGAGGGAATGGTTCAGACTATGCACCGGTATGCGCCCCGGCGAAATCTTGGGGGCTTCACTCCAAGACCTCGAACTGACCACCACGGCAAACGGCATCCCCTACGGCGAATACACCGTCAACTGGAAACTGGAGGAGTTGAAGAAGGAGCACGGTTGCGGCGAACCAGACCGTAAAGGCGTGTACCCGTGCGGATACAAGCGTGGTGCCGCATGTCCGCAATGGAGGTGGCGTATTCCAGACGGCTTCGACATGATCGAGTTGCAAGGCCGCTGGTGTCTCACCCCGCCGAAATCGAAGCGTGGAAGGAAAGTGCCAATCATTCCCGCATTGGCGCAGACACTCGAAGCATACTTGGTGGATACCGCTGAAATACCGAACCCGCATGGACTCCTGTTCCGTCATGATGACGGCTCCCCTATCGAACCGGAAGAGGATATCGAACAGTTCCGCAAACTGTTGGAAGCGGCGGGAGTACCAAATGCGGAGCATAGGAGCCGTCACGAAACCCGTCATACCGTCGTTACCATCCTCATGTCAATGGGCGTGGATGTCGGACTGGTCGAGGAAATCGTGGGCCATTCCAGCCGTCTGATGGTCGAACACTACCGTCATGCCGGGTTGAAAGAACGGTTGGCCGCGATGGAAACGATGAACTCCGCATTAAACTTGAAGCAGATAGAACGGGCTGGCGAATAGAAGCCCTAAAACGCAGAAAAGCCCCTCCCCCAGCAATGCTGAGAGAGGGGCAATTCAGACTCGCGGTAGCATGTCATACAGTTTTTGAGTGTCCAATGTCACGCCATGCATTCGGCTGAAATCAGCCTCACCGCCGTGCATCCTGTCGGCCTTCACATCCTTCGTGAACTCGCGCTTCCACTTCGTCCAAAAATCATCATGCTCTTTCTTGGTCATGATGATGATTCTACCGTGCGAAACACAAGAAGCCCCTCCCCCAGCGTAATCGCTGAGAGAGGGGCAAACTTGTACAGGACGTACTAGTTGGGCATAGTATTCTTACGCTTCTCCAACATGATGTTAGAAAAATGAAAGGTTTCTACTCGGAATACTTGGCCTTCAACTCGCTGACGCCAATCAAAGCGCCAACCAGCACGGCCAGAGCGTTCAACGTGGTCACGATCTGGTCAACGCATGGAAGGTTCCATGCTGGGCCTACCACATGCACGAACACGGCCAAAGCGGGCAACGCGATAAGCGCCAACCACTTCAGCACCTTGTACGCTTCGTCCGGCAGGATGTAGTTGTTTTCCTCGCCAGTTTCTTCCTGCGGCTTTTCGCCGTCATTCTGAGTCTCCTTGACTTCATCGACCATAGTTGCTCCAATCACCAGTAGAGGGTTTCGCCCGGATAGATCAACGCCGGATTGCCGGAACGATACCCGTGGATGCTGTACATGTTCACTCTGTAGTATCCGGCGATACGACTCAACGTGTCACCGGAACGGACGGTGTAACGATGCGTGCTGTACGTGTTGCTGACCGGCTGTCGAGCGACGCCGGTGCCACGACGGCAGACCGTCTCACCAGCGTAGATGATGTTCGGGTTGCCCGAACGATAACCCGTGTACTGGTTCCAGCTACCGCCATTACGTGCCGCGATGGTGCTAAGAGTGTCACCACTCTTGACGGTCACGCAGACGCTACCGCAGTTCGTGTTGGCCGGAGCGCTCACTGTCGAGCCTCCACCCAAACGCTGGTTAACTATCGCCATCACACGGTCATAGGCACCGCCAAGAGCCTGACGACGCTCATTGCCGTTGCCGTACACGCCGCGAATGACCTTCGTGGCCATGTCATCGTAATCCGGCGTGGCAGTGACCTGCGGCCTGATCGGATCATGCCTCACCTCGGCATGGGTCTTACCCCTATCACCGTTCGCGATCTTCTGCCAAGCGTCACGCTCACCGAAGAACAGGTTCAAGTCCAACGGGCCGACACCGTTCAGATAGCCGGTGGACGCATACTGCACCATGCCCTCGCCCTTGCTGCCGGCGTTCCACGGAGTGGACTGCCAGCCGGTCGCGTTCATGGAAGCGTACTGAGCCTTCCACAGCATGCAATGGGCGCGTACGTCTGGCGGAATCTGGTACACGGCGGAATCCTGCACGTACACGATGGGCCAGACCTTGGTACGCGAATACACCTGGTTGACCCACTGGCGCACCCAATCGCCATTGCCCCAAGCGGCGTTCCCGTTGGACTCCCAGTCCAACGCGAGCACGCACTGGCCCACATAGCCGTTGAACTGGTTGAGATAATGGTTGACCTCGGCGGTGACGTTGCCGCCGTCCGCGTAATGGTAGCCGCCGCAAGCCTTGCCGGTCTGACGCGCCCAATCGGTCTGGCTGCGCCAAGACGGGTTCACGTAGCCGCCACCCTCCGTGATCTTCACGATGGCCGCGTCGGCGTCCACCACGCGCGTCACGTCGGCGGACTGCCATCCACTCACGTCGATGACGTTCATGTTCGCGGACGCTATCGGCGCGACAGCGACGCACAGCACCGCAGCCAACGCGGTCAACGGCTTGCCGATATGCCGACGCAGACGCTTGTGCTTCGGGTTGCCTTTGTTGAGGATGCCCACATCCTCTCCTTCCCGCCCCAAGTCAAGGGGCAAATAGAAAAGCCATCCCGAAGTGGGATGGCTTTAAAAAATGATGTGAAAATCAACGCAAGTGCGCGTTGAGCAGCGCGACCGTCATGTCCTCCGTGACGTTGAGCTTCGCGGTCGTCACGCTGCTGGCCGCAAGCTTGTCGGTCGTGACTGCAAGAGCGGTGATGTTCCGCGCCTGCACGCTGTTCGCAGCCAATTTGTCGGCGGTCACAGCGTCGGCCACCACCTTGTCTGTCGTGACAGCGCCAGCCACGATGCCACCAGCCTGAATCTTGTGCGCGCCATGATTGAATACGATGACGAGCGCGAGCAGCAGCAGGTATAGGCCGACTGCGATCATGAGATGCGTCACTGCCGGTCCTCCAAGTATTTTTCGGCGGCAGCGACGATCCAGCATTGCGCGTCCAATTTCTCAAGCTTCGACAGCTCGTAGCTGACGGCCTCGCTGTGGTCGGTGTCCTTGTCGCCGTAGATCAGGCTGATGATCGTGTTTTTGATCGTGTCACGGCACAACTCGTCCATACGGTCGTCGATTTTCGCTGTCCGCTCTCCCAAAGTCCGTGTTTTTGCGAAATGCTGGGAAAGCGGACTGTCATAGGGCAATCGTTCCGGCCGCACGTGCGAATACAATCCGGTCGCCAACGCATCCAACGCGCCCGGCCAAACTTTCAATCCGAGCGTGATAAGGGCGCACGCGCCACCCACACCCCCGAAACCGGCTAGAAAAGATTCGATCACATCGATTCCTCCTTTGATTCAATGGTTTTAAACCCGTCGAAATCGACGGGATTTGGAATTCACGCGCGCGGCATGAGGTCGCCGTCGAAATAATCAAGCCCGCATTCACCCATCAGCAGGCTGTATTCCTCTTGCGAGGTGACGATCATCCTGTTGATTTTCCATACGGCGTCGCCGGTGGTGACGACAACCACGACTGGGAACGAGTTGGCCGTCGGATAGGCAGTCAGCCTGCCCGACTTGTTAAGCGTGTGATTGGTGTCCCATCCGAATCTGATCGTGCCTGTGCCAGACACAAGTTGGCAGTATGCGCTGACGACATGCTTGGTTGGCGCGCCACTGGCGACGTTCCAGCCTCTGAAATCCACGCGGCTGCTGGTCGTGCAAACCGTCAATGGGCTGGACGCATAGTTCGTGATGATTCTCATGCCATCACCCCCAAAGGGGTTAGGCGAGCGGCATCGTGTCCCCGGTGAAATATCCGATGCCGTCGAGCAGGGTCTTGTTCGCCTGATACTCGGCCCACGTGCAGATGAGCATATTCGTCACTGTGACGGTCGGATTGCCTGACTTGACGGAATAACTCATTGACATCGCACTGGTATCGTTGGCGGTTAGCGCGTAGCCGACACGTTGGCTTGCACTGATGGCGCCACACGCGCTCATCGAGATAGTGCCGCCGGTGACGTCCATATAGGCGCTGACCCAATATTTCGTCCCTGGCTTTTTCGGAATGGTCGTGATCCTCACCCACTGGCCGGCTTTCAGGGCGATGGTCGAGGATGGGCTCGTGCATAGGTTCGTGATTATCATCGGACATCACCCGCCCGACGGACGCTCCTATGCGAGTGGCATCGTGTCCCCCGAGAAGAAGCCCGGAAGCCCCCCCCCACGGCTTTATCGTAAGTGTCGGCCAATTCCAAAATCGGTTTGGCGATATTCGCGGAACTGCCGTTCGGATAGAATTCGACACGTATCCGGCCACTGCCGGTGGAGTTGAATCGCAGGAGCAAATTGTTCGCATTCTGGGAGACGGTGGCATAAGCGATAGGCTTGGTGTCGCTTGACTCGAGACTGTACACCGTGAGCGGCTTCGGATTTTTGTCGTGTTCCGTCCAGAGGAAGCAGGCGAATACGAGTGCCGCGTTTTTCGGCACGGTGAGATTGAAACCATAACCGCCATTGTTGCCATAGATGTTCAGCTGCTTGGTGCCGGCGTTATATGCTGCATTCGCTCCGCCATAACTGTTTACATCGGCGAATGGGCCGGTGAAATTCGGATTGGTGAAATAGTTAATCCTCTGCATTATCCGTCTCCTTGGTCGCGTCGAGCACATCCTGCGGAATCAGTTTCATGGCCGCTGCGAGTTGGCTGGTCAGGATTGCGTTTTGCTTGGTGAGAGTGCCGATTTGCGCGGAAAGCTGGTCGATGACCTCGTTCGCGTCGGCTGGAATCTGCTGAGTCAAAATGTCTCCTTAAATACGAAACCCCCGCAATCCGTGTGGATTGCAGGGGTTGAAAAAATGGTGAAAAGCGGGGTTAGTCGGCTGCTGTCATGGTGTCGATACGCGTCACGCCCTTAAGCTCGTCCAAGGTGAGCGTGCGGGTAACGTGAGTGACAATATCCTCCAACAAGACACTCTGGCCAGTATCATCAAACGTTGCACGCACGCCACGCGAATCATCCTGCCAAACCTCACCAGCATCCTGAGCAAACGTGAACCGCAAGCCCAAACGATACAGTTCAGCCTTCAAACTCTCCTTCGGCGGGCGCAAATCCAAAACGCCAGACGCAGACGCAGTAGTAGTTTCGGTAGTTTCGGCATTATCAGCCATAATCAATCTCCAATCATCAAAATCAAATAGTGAACATCATGAACACGGAAACCCACCAGGCGGCGGATTGCTGTCGAGTGCCGACGCGGAGGTGACCGCGCAGGTACACGCCGTCGCCGTTGATGTCCGGATCCCCGGTGCTGGGGACCGTGTTTCCTGGAACGAACGCGCCGCCATACTGGCCGTTGTTGAAGATGCAGGGCACGTTCAGGCCGATTTTCGGGATGAATCCTCCCTTGAACCAGCCGATGTCGAGGTAGTCGCCTGCGTTGAACGTGACGCTCTTTTTGTCGGAACGCTGCAATTCCAACTGCATGTAACAAGTATTGCCGATCACGGTCATGTGACTGCGGTAATCCTTGCCGCTGTTACCGGCATAACCCGTCCAACCGGACGCGGGGACGAACCAGTCGTTCAAATCCGTGTACACGACAGAGTCGATACGCGAACCATTCACGTAAATACCCAAGCCGCCGATATGTTTCGACCAACCTTCCTCACCGTTGATGTCCACACGGCCAGCATTCATCTGAATACGTGAAGCGCCGGAATTGAAACGGACGACCGACAATTCACTATTCGACGGGTCAATACCAATGTTCAAACGCCGGTAAGCGCCAGGGTCGTTCTGACCCGACGGGTTGAAACCACGCGACTGTCCCTGCGTATACCATGCGACACCATTCGCGTCATAGCATTTCAGTAGACCATACACACTGCCGTCACTGTCCGTCGTATTGTTCAATTCCAATCTCGGGCCTGACAATGCGGTCTGGAACCTGCCGGAAAGCAGATTGTCGCTACCGTTCAAATGGATGGTGCGATTGTTCGACTTGTCGTAGAAGTCCAAAGCTCCACCGGACAGTTTGAAACCGGTATTGGCAGCGGTGCTCGACTGAATCGTGCCACCAGTAATCGTTCCACCGGTGATCGTGCCACCCTCCAACGTGGCGGCGGTTATCTTACCGTTCGTCAGTAAAGCGCCATTCATCTGAATGGTGCCGTCAGACTTCAACGTGAACTTCGCGTTACCATTCCCGTCGTAGGCGACGAGACCACCGGAAGTGAGCTTCAACCCACGGTTGGCAGTACTGGAAGTCTGAATGGTGGAACCGGTCACGGTCACGCCACTCAAATCCGACCCCGACTGGATACTGCCCTTCAACGACAGCACGCCGGATTTAGCATCATACGAGAGTTTGTCTCCCACGTAGAAGCCGGAAGAGTTCAGTTTCGTCTTCCCGTCAGGAGACGTGAACGCGCTACCAGTAATCACAGCGCCGGACACCGTGCCGCCAGTGATCGTCGAACCCGTCACGGTGCCACTGAACGTCGCACTGCCGGACGCGGCATTCAACGTGACAGTGGCCTTGCCCTGCGTGTTCCGCAACACCAAGCCGCTATCGTTCAGCAACATGCGCGAGTTCGCGGTACGGAACTCGCTACCCACAATCGACGTGCCGCTGATCGTGGAGCCGGACAGTATCTCACCGCACAAGGCAACCGTGCCCGACTGAGAATCCAGTACGAACGACTCATCATCAGCCAAATCCACAGTCACCAGCACGGACGGACTATTGTTCGGTTCGCCCTGCCAATATGTGTAATACGCCTGACGTTTCCTACCGGATTTCGCCTTGGCGACGATACCAGCATCATTGATGACCATCCGCCCATCGGACGTGCGGAACACGCCACCCTGAATCGTCTTGCCATACAATGCGTCGGCCTTGATGTTCTGACCGGTCACACTATTGGCGGCAAGCTCACCGGCCTGAATCTGATGCGCCTTCAAAAGCGCGACGGTCATATCCTCAGTGACCTTGAGCTTCGCCGTGGTGACCGAATTGGCGAGAATCTTATCCGACGTGACAGCGTTCGCCACAATCTTGTCAGAAGTCACCGCATTGGCGGCGATCTTTCCTGAATTGATGGCGTTGGCTATGATATTGTCTGATGTGACCGCGTTAGCCGCTATATCCCCCGCCTGAATCTGATGAGCCTTCAGGAGAGCCACCATCATATCCTCAGTGACGCGGAGTTTGGCCGTGGTCACGGAATTGGCTGCAATCTTGTCGGACGTGATGGACAGTGCGACGATATTCCGCGCCTGCACCGAGTTGGCGGCGAGTTTCGTGGCGGTCACCGCATCAGCCACCAGCTTTTCAGTCGTGACCGAATTGGCAGCCAGCTTGTCCACCGTGATGGCATTGGCCTTGACCTTCTCGGCGGTCACGCTATCTACGGCGAGATGCTTCGCAGCCACGGTTCCAGCAGCGAGGATGTTGTTCGCCACGAGGTCGAATGGCTCGAATCTCGTACCGTCCCACGTCAGGACTTCCACCACGCGGTCAGCGAGCGGCACCAAGACGCTCGGACTGTTGTTCGGCGCGCCCGTCCAGTACGTGTAAAAGTCGGCCAGCATGGACGGCGAATTGTTCTTCTCACCCTTCCAGCGGGTCCAATACTTCTGGGTCCTCCACCACATGTCCCCCGGCTTCAAGCCATCATGATTCGGCTCGTCGGGGCCACGGTAAATCAGATTCTTACCATCAGCAGTGGTCTGCGCCTTCTTGGCGGCCGCATTGGCTTGATTGGCCTGAGACGCTGCGTTAGCTGCGGCAGTCGCAGCCTTGTCGGCGGTATCCTGAGCGGTCTTCGCAGCCGTATTGGCCTTGACAGCCGCATTGGCCGCATCAGTGGCGGCCTTATCGGTCACAGCCACCCAAGCACTGCCACTCCAACGCTTCGGCGTGTTCGCGCCTCCAGTCGTGTCAATCCACAAGGTCGAAGCCTTGCGCATCGACGTGGCCGGTGCCGTGCCCTGGATAAGCACGTCGGCCTTGCCGTTAGCCACGCCAGCGGCGGCGGCGGCAGCGGTATTGGCCTTCTGCGCTGCATTGGCCGCATCGGTGGCGGACTGGGCCGCACTATCGGCGGTGGCCTTGGCCTGAGTCGCCACACTGGACGCATTTGCGGCGGTGGTCTTGGCATTGGCCGCGTCGGTCTTAGCGGTGGAAGCGTCCGATTTGGCTGAGGCCGCGTCCGTCTTGGCAGCATTGGCTGAAGCGTTGGCGGTGTTCGCCAGCGTTTCCGCGTTGCCTGCGGTCTTCTTCGCGCTCTCGGCGGCGGTCTGGGCGGCATTGGCCGCGTCCTTTGCCTGACCGGCGGCGGTGGTCGCGCTCTTCGCGGCAGCGTTGGCCGCATTGGCGGTGTCCTGCGCGGTCTTGGCCGCACCATTCGCCGTGTCAGCCGTACCTTGAGCGTTCTTTGCGGCGGCAGCGGCATTCTCGGCGGCCTTCTTGGCGTCGGTGGTCCTCGCCGCATTATCCGCGATATCCGACTTCGCCTGAGCGATTTCGTCGGCATTGCGCTCCACGTCGGCATAGCCGAGATGGTTCCACGCGGAGCCATCCCACACCAGCGTGTCAATCACGCGGTCGGAGAGCGGCACGAGCACGGAGGGGCTGTTGTTGGGTGTTCCCTGCCAGTAGGTGTAAAAGTCGGCCAGCATGGACGGCGAATTGTTCTTCTCACCCTTCCAGCGGGTCCAATACTTCTGGGTCTTGAGCCACAAGTCACCGACAATCAGATTGCCCTTCGGCTCGTCCGGCCCACGAAACGTATGGTTCTTGCTATGGGCTTCGGCATACGCCTGAGCCGCCGACTCCTTCGCCTTGCTGATCTCGCCATTCGCGGTGGTCAGGTCGCTCTTGGTCTGCGCGATATCCTTCCGGGCCTGTGTCAGGTCGGTCTGCGCCTGAGCGAGCGACTTGGACGCCGCGTCAAGATTAGACTTGTTGGCTTGGATGTCCTTCTGGGCCTGCGTCAGCTTTGCCGTATTGTCGGCCAGAGTCTCCCGAGCGTCCGCCAAGTCAGCCTGACCCGTCTTGATATCAGCCTTCGCCTGTTCCAACTGTTTCGACGCATCAGCCAAAGCCGCCTTGTTCGCGGCAATCGTCTTGTTCGTCTCAGACTGTTGAGCGTTGATAGCATCCTGAGCCGACTTGTTATCCTCGACGGTCTTGCCAAGAGACTTCAACGCCGCGTCAGCCGTATCCTGCTGTTTCCTGACTGCATCGACGCCCTGAGCGTTCACGTCGATCTTCTTCGCCGCGGCATCCAAATCGGAACGCAGTTGGGTCTGCTGGCTCTTCAAAGCGTTCGCAGCGTCAGTGTTCGCGTCAATATCCTTGCGGGCGGAATCCAACCCGTCGCTGACCTTCTTCACCTGAGCGGCGGCATCGGACTTCGCGGCATCCAGAATCTCCGACGCCGTATCATTCAAATCCTGCTGCGACACGATAGGTGCGATGATGACGGTCGCGTGCTCCGACTCGTCGGAGGCGTTCGGCTTGGACACGCCATTCTCGTCATGCGCATTGTCATAGGCGATGGCCCAAACCTCGACCACATCACCGACCGGCAGCACGCCGGTGGCAAGCTCGCCCTTGCCACGCAACTGGCCCAAATCCAACGATTCACCAGTGCTATCAGGCTTCGCGTACAATTCCACATGGTCGAAATCGGCGGGAACACCACCCTCAAGAGTGCCGTCCCATTGGACGAACACGCATTCCGTCCTACACACTGCGGTCACACCGGTCGGCCTGCCCGGAGGCGTCGTATCGCCAACCCACGGGATGATGCCATTACTGCCCGGCATCGCCGCACCCGTATCACCGCCGCCAATCCACGTCTCCGTGCCGTCGCCGTTATCGACGGCGATGGTGCCGGACAGGTACGTCAACCGCATATTGCTGTTACGCAGGGCGATATCCGCCAAAGTCAACGGAAGAGAAGCGTCATCGGGTCTGATTTCAACATGGTCTGCCAAAACGCACACTCCAAAAACAGAAAACCCCACGAAAACGTGGGGTGGGTACAAGAAAACCCCACGAAAACATGGGGTCTGATATCATGCGGTCGGGTCTGCCACAGGGTCGAACTTCACTGTCACCTTGCCGGTCTGGTCGCCGCTCATCTGCATCAACCGCATCGGATACACGCCGTCCGGCAGATCAGGGAAGCCGTCTATGGCGATGTCGAACATCTCCCCCGGCCAGAACGAACCCAACGGATGCAAAGGCAATCCCATCGCATCGCAGTCGTTCACGTCTATCTCGCCGCTCAACTGCATCAACGGCTGACGGTTCGCGTTCAACATGCCGTCAGCCGCAGCGGCCAACAGTTCATACGTTTTCGCGTCCGTGTCGCTCGTGGTGGTCTCCCGCAGCGGATACGGGTCCTGACGTTTCACCAGAGTCAAATCCTCGCTCTGGAAGCACATCGTTCCGGCATCCGAACCGGCACCGGTCGCATACACGCGCATGTACGGTGCGGCACGGTCGATCTTGATGTTCTCCAACGTGCCACCATACGGTGAGCACGACAGACTCAATCGCTTGTCCTGATTCAGATAGATGTCGCCGTCCGAACCGGCGAGGAACCTGAACCGGACATGCTGCGAATCCGACAAGTAGGGCCGGAACTGCATGTCAGGCCCGCCATCCGCGTTCGCTATATTCTTCAGAATGTCAGCCGCGCGATGGTTCGACACGTTGAAATCTTTGTATTCCACGACGGTCTGCCGTGGAAGCATCGTCTTATGCGGCCCATCGGTCGAAGTCGTGCTGCCGGTCTGGTTGCCGTTACCGTCGAACGAGTACACGGTGGTGGTCACGGTCACGGTACGTTCGGAATAATCCTTGTAGTTCTTCGTGACCGTCTTCTTCACGACCGTGGTCTGCGCCGTGGTCAACGTCTTCACGGTCGTATGCTGTTTCGTGACCTTGCCCTTGCGCGTATTGTACGTGTACGGTTTAGTCTCCGTGACCTGCTTCGTCTTCTTCGTCACATGCTGTTCCGTGATCGTGGTCGTGTCACCGTCAACGGAAGTCTCCACATACCCGTCAGCCGTGTTCACACGCTTCTTGCTCTTCTGTTTCGGAGCGTTCTTATCCTCGCTCGACCCATCGGAAGGCAGCGAATGCGTGCCCGTCTCGTTCAGGTAAGGCAAATCGATGGGCAGTCCACCGCCCGGCTTGACGCTCGTGCATTGACGTATCACCTCGCACGCGAGGGCACGCCACGACAGGTTCTCCCAACGGAACGACCGTTTGGACGTGTGGCCCGCATCCTTGCCGAAAGCATCCTCATGCACCAGATACCGGTCGTTCAGCAAGCCCATCATGCTCACGTAAGGCACGCTCACATCATGCCAACTGGACGTGCGCACGCCCAACGCGCCAGCCAATATCGGCGTGCCCATCGACGCGGTGTCATCCAACACGCTCTTCCAACACAACACAAGGCCACGCTTGTACGGCTGCAACGCGGCTGCACGGGCAGCCGGGTCATCGCCCGGTATCTGGGACCAAGGCAGTTCCAAGCCGGACACCTCGTCATCGCCAACGCCCTTGTCCTTCGTCGTGGAAAAACTCGAATCCGAAACGGTCATCGACCAAGTGAACGACGGTATGTCGATCTCCTGGGCCAACTGGCCGGAAACCGTGTCATACAGGTACGCCACCCAAGACATCAGACCACCTGTCCCCTATCCCAGATGATGAACCGGCGTCCGCACCACAAGGCGTCCTTGTTGTCCTGCGACGCATTGTAATGGAACACGGGGGCGTTGCCGTTCTGCAACCAAGTACGCAAGCGGGCGGTATGATGCCCCTTGTTCACGGCAGTCACATACGACGTCTCATGCGTCTCCCACGCGCCATACGAAACGAAGTTCGCGCACGAATGGTCCAAATCCTTGTTGTCGATCTGGAAGCCGATGGCCCACTCGGTACGATGCGACGTATCGGCCCACGAGGTAGCGCCAGCGGAACTCAGATTGCATTTGAACGACAATTCCAACATGCGGTCGGAAGGCAAATCGAAATCTATCTGCTGCTCGAAATAGTATTTCTTGACCGTCGAATCGCCGGTCATGTCGCGCCTATCCCAATTCTCGCCTATCTTGCCCAACGAAGCGCCATACGGTATCGCGTAATCCGCGCTCCACATCTGCACCGCGCTGGCCGTGGACGAAGCCCCTGCGGGCATCTTCATCTTCCTCAGCATGGTAGCGCCAGCCGGAATGGTGGGCTCCGCGAGACTCGCGGACGGGGAACCCTGCGTGACGCCAACGGTCACGTAATTGTCAGAATCCTTGTACTCCATCAGATTATGTGCCTGAATCCACACGATGTCGATACGCGGATTCGACGGGTCGCCAGCCGCGACGGCGTTCGTCTGACCGCCCTCGAAATAGGCGAGCGTCTTACCATCCGAATCGCCACGGCTACAGACGGCCACGCCAGCGGAAACGTTATACCGCAAGTCACTGCGGCCGGTCACGCTCAACCCGTCAACCAATCCCGTATTAGCCCACTGTGCACCGATGATGCGACGATGCACAAGAGGCGTCACACCAGCGCCATTGGTATCGGGAGACACGCCCAAAGCGACGGTACTCATTCAAAACTCCTTACATGTAAGTGTCACGCACACTGCAATCAACGAAACCGGTGCCTAGATTCGATAAAGTCACACGAAGCGAACCGCCAGCCGGAATCGTGGGAAAACCACGCTGCTCCAACTGACGGCTCACATCCTGACCACCCAACTGGGCGGTACGGCTGCGGCAATCCAACACCAGCGGCACATCCCTGACCGTCTGATCGCACACAATCGACTGCTGGGTGCCCGGAAAATCCAAACGCACGCCATCCATAGGCCCATGCACGACGAACACCGGATAGGCGCGGGAAGTGCCGTTGTTGTACAACAATCCGACGTTCGACCCGACGCCATCCAATTTCAACCCGTAGTTCAACGGGTAAGCCAACCCACGCAAACCAATATTCGACTCGGTATACATCAGGCTCGGTGAAGCGTTACGCGCGCCCTGCCATTCGGTCCAATAGCCCGGACCATACCGCAATCCGACGTTCCCGCCGGAAACATGCATGGCCGACAATTGGCATGTGTACTCGTCCATGCTCAATATCTCGGGCCGTTCGCAGGTCACGGTGATCGTGCAGTCATCCAACCATCCGTCACGCGCATACTTCGCGGACGCTTTCACAATGGCGCGTCCCGTCGTGTAACAGTCGTAGCCCGCATCCCTCAACCGGAACCGCACCTTGCTATGCGCACACACGCGGCGAATACGGTTAAGAAGCCGGACAACACCCTGACGGTCATGCGCCGACACAATGAAATGCAACGTCAACACGCGAGCGGAATACAGGATATCCGAAGCCCACACGTCGTGCGCGCCATCGCCCTGGCCCCGCTCGCTCATCACCGTCTTATCATCCGGCGTCTCGAACCAACCCTCGACGCCATCCTCCCCTATCAGGAGAACATCATCATCAGGACTCACGCCATCGCCACCATCGAACGTCAACGTTTCCGTCCCGTTCGACAGTTCGACCAGTTCAGGCAGATCACTCAACGCTGATACCTCCTAGCCTCGGCCAACGCATTACGATGCAAGATTGGCGCGGCGGTGTACAGGTCATCATTACTCCTGACAACCTTCGTGTTGAACGTCTGATTGACCGTCGTACCCGTATTCGCAGGCATCTGAACGTTGACTTCGATTGCGTTGGACATCAACTTCTCCACACGACCGCCAGACGCATAAGCATTACGACTCATATCGACCGCACTACGCGCATACGACGTGCGAGCCTGAGACACGGCCTTATCCAAATCACCGGTAGCGTTCAACACGTTCAGGAAATTCGGTCCGACAGTACGATCAAGCTTATCCACCGCAGCGGCACGAATGACATGCTCGCCATTGGACAGCCACATCGGAATGGAATCCGACGTGCCAGTACCCGGACCGGTAATGCGACCACCGGTAGCACTGCCCGGACCCTTCTTACCCTTGCTGCCGGAAATCATGTTATGGTAATCGTTCCACATCTGGTCAACCGTGATGGTCACATGCTTGTCCTTGATGGTGGACAATTGATTGTTCGCATCGGCGACGACTCCAACAAGCTGGTCATCATTGCCAGTGATATAACCAGTTTTCGGGTCAATCTTCCAACCGTTGGCCTCGCATACATGTTTCCAATAATCGTTGTTATCGCCTTTCAGCTGCCCTGTTTTCGGGTCAATCTGCAACGATTCGGCATACGCTAAAGCGAACTGGTACTGGTCGGTATTCAATGTCAGCGTACCCGTCACAGGGTCGGGCTTGACGCCGGTGGCCTGAGCGAGCGCGTCCATGAACTGTTTGTTGTCGCCATCGATGGTAATCGTCTTACCATCGCACTTGGAAACATTGACCTGAACGGCAGCGAGCACGTCTTTGGTGTTATCCAAAGCATCAAGGATGATCTGAATCTGCTTGTCGGACAATCCCTTGTCCTGCAAAGCCGTCTTCACCTCATTGATCTTCGGACTCGCCTTGTCGGTGGCGGCAAGAAGAACATCCTCGTCGCTCATACCGAACGCCTTGGCGACACCTATCGCATCCTCGATCTTTCCAGAAGCGCCATCCTTGGCATCAAGCACTAGCTGCAAATCCCTGTCATTGGATTTACCGCCCATCAAAGCATCGACGGCGGTCTGCACGCCGGTGACATCGGTGATGGCACCATGAGTGACGGCATTGATTAGAATGTCGTACTGTTTCTTACCTTCCTTGCCTTTGAACTCATCTTCCAGCAAGTTCAAATAGGTAAGACAGTCAATCTTCGCCTGTTCCGTATGCGCTTTGAACTCAGTCTTGACCTCTTCAGGAGTAAGCGCGTACTGGTCCTGCAACGCCTTGGCGATGTCCTTGTTGTTGAACATCTGCATGGCCGTGTCGTAAATCGACTGGCGCATCTCATCGTTCTTCTTCGTTACCTCGTCCAGCGAGTCGCCATGGTCGATCATGGCGTTGATGTAGCTCTGCGCATTGGAGGACAACGCGCTGAACGCGTTGGACGCCTCACGGCCAGCCTCGGTGGTCAGATCAAAGTTCTGCTTCTGAGCATCCCAAGCGTTCTGACCCTGAGACATCAACGATTGCACGTTTTTACAAACGTCACCCATCGAAGCGAGCGTCGAATTATAGGAGCTGCCGGCAGCGTTCATCGAGATGAGAGAACTCTTCGAGCTGGAAACAGCCTCGGAAAGCATTTTCTCAGCCTTCGTGTGGTTCTCATCCAATTGCGTGGCGCTCTGCGTCATAACGGCGACTTGCTCCATCGTGTTGCCCTTCTTCAGTAGGGTATCCACATAAGACTTGTCATAACCGTTCTCCTGAGCGGTCGCACGCATTTGGTCTTCGGTCTGCTTGCGTAATTCCTTGGTACGCTTTACGAGGTCGGAATATGCCCTTACGGAATCACCGTTACGCATGGACTCCAAAACACCAACGTTAGGACCATTCAACTCGGCGTTGGCGGCATCAAGTTGCTTCAGGAATTTTCGATATTCACTATCGGAACCAGCCACAGCCTTCGACATGTCAGACATACTGACCTTATTGGTCTTAAGTCCCTTGTTGAGCCTGTTGACCGCATCGGAAGCATCCTTGAAATCACCAACCAGCGAGCCAGTGGAAGCCTTTCCGATAAAACTAGAATCCCAAGCGGTGCGTCCGGCATCTGGATTTGTCTTTAGGCTCTTCTGAATGGCACTTCCAACAACACCAAGATTGCTTGCCGCACTCGTAGAAGCCGTCGCTATATTGCTGATGGCATCGGCGACTCCCTGCGATACCTGTTCGACGTTCTGCGCGTGCTGCGAATAATCCGCGAACGCGACCGTCAAAGCGCCGACACCAGCCATGCCAGCCACGCCGGTGAATCCACCGGCCATATCCCACATGACGGTTCCCGTATCCTTGGCGACGCCTTTTAACTTAGCAAGCTTTCCGTTAGTATGTTCGGCCTTATCGGAAACCTCCTTCAAACCACTGCTGGCCTGACTGGCGTTCGCACCGAACAGCACGGCACCTTCGGCGGCAAGACGCGCTTCGGTATCGGTTTTCGCAACTTGAGAAGCAGTTTTCTCAGCCTTCTCGCCCAGCTGTTCGACACCTCTGGCGGAACCGGAGAACAATCCGGCTATGTTCCCATACATGGCTGCATCGCCGCTTATCTCAGCGGCTTTAGCATTGCGGGAAAGCTGCGCCATGGCGGCGACAAGCTGGCCGACCTTGGTCTTCGTGCCATCGATAGTTACGCCCAACTGGCGCAACGTGTTCTGATACTGCATCGTGCTCTGGATGTTCTCCAAAGCTCCAGTCTTCAACGCCGTCCACGCGGACTTGCCAGCACGACCGAACGTCATCCACAAGCCCATCGCACCCTTGATCGGGGCAGGGAGCTTATCGAACACATCAGCAAGACTTCCGGCAGCTTCGGCAATCGACTCGATAAGAGGAGCCGCGGCCTTCAACGACGCAGCGAACGTTCCACCGAAAGCATTGGACAGACTGCCAACCATCGACAGAAGCTCACTGAACACCGGACCGCTGTTGCCAATCTCATCAAACGCCTTCTTCCATCCATTCGCCAAACCATTGGCAAACTCCGTCAAACCGGTACGAGAATCGCCAAGAAGACGGCTCACATTGGAAAGAGTGGAACCTACGACCACACCAGCGTCAGCGAAAGCGACCTTGACGGTGTTACGCAGCGAATACGCCGAATCACCGACTTGCGAGAACGCCGAACGAACCTCGGACTGAGCGACCTGAGCGCCATCAATCCAATACTTCATCGTCTGCTGGAACTTCACCGAATTGACGGCTCGGTCCATGTTGGCGAGCGTAGTCGCCATGCCCTCAATGCCGTTCTCGTAGTATGCGAGAGTGCCGAAAGTCCCCTCGAAAATATCTTTGAGGCTTTTTATGGACGAGCCAAGATAGCCAGTCTGCTCCTTGACTTCAGACATGGCCTTGTCCACACGGTCCGAATCCTTCAGGACCGAATCTCCCCATTCCGCGAACAAGGTCGCATTACGGCTAGCCCAATTGGCGAACTGCGGCAGATACTTGCCACCAGCGGCGCCGACCTTGCTTAAGGCAGCAATAAGGGAATTAACGCCGGGAACGAGATTGTCCAGCGATTCATTCACATAGTCGAACGTCTGAGGCAGCTCGTTCATCTTGTACGATGCGCGAACCGCGTCCATCATTCCGGCGACTATCTCGCCCTCATGCTTCGCAAGGGTGCTCATCTCCGGCACCAGCGAATCGCCTATAGCGTTCGCCGTATCCATGATGGCGGGCTTCGCCTTCCCGTAGAACGCATCCTGCACGCTCTGGGACAGCTTGGACAACTTCGTGTTGGCGAAGTCAATCTGACTGCTCCACGTCTTGCCCTTGTCGCCGTAGATCATCTTGAACGACGCGAACACGCCAAGCAATCCAGTCAATGCGGCAGGAGCGGCGTAAGCGGCCTTGGAAAGGCTTATCAGACTCTTCCCGACTCCTCCGACACTGCCAGCCAGATTCGTCGCACCCGCACCAAGGGAAGTGAACACCCCGCCGATAAGCGCGAACTTCGGAACCTTGGAATCCAAGGTGTCCATCAAATTCACAAGCTTCTGGAACTGGTTCTCGACACCCTTGAGGCCAGTCGCCCCATACGTCATTCCGTTGAGAATCTTGCCCATGTCCGTGCCATGGAACTTGGCGAAGATGCCAATCGTGCGCGGACGGGTGAAATAAGCCAGATGCGCACGGGCCAAAGCGGTCTCAAGATCGACATCCATATCAAGGGTGTCGTTCTTGTCCTTGAACTTCTTCAGCTCCTCCTCGGCGTGCTTCTTGTCGATATGGAGCTTCGCCGGAATCTCGGCGTCCGGATTGACCTTCAGCTTCTCCGCATACCGGCGCATCTCCGCTTCGACATGCGAATACTCCGCCTTCAACGTGACCGGAACGTCAAGCCTCTTATGCTCAAGCTCCCGCATGGTGCGGCGAATCTCGTCAGCGCCATCCTCATAGAACTCGACCTTCACACGCTGCGACTCGAACCGTTCGATATCACGGTTCAGACGGGCGAAATCACCTTCGACATCGACCTTCACCCGCGCCTTCGGATTATCCTTCAGAAGACGCTGGTAATAAGCCAGCTGACGGTACGTCTCACGCAGTTCGGCCTTCAACGTGACCGGAACATCGACGCCGCGACGTTTGAACGCCTCGATCTTCGACTTGACCTCACGCAGATTCTCAGCGACGAACCGCAGACGGATATCCTGACGGTTACGGACGCCGTTCATCGAATACAGGTCGGCGAGACGCTTCTGGAAATCGGAACCCTCAAGACGGGTCGCCTTCGTGACCGGACTCTTCTTCAGCTTCTCGATACGGTCATCGATCTCGCCAAGCATCTTGACGGTACGCTTGTACTCGTCAAGGTCGAACCAGTTCCGATTGTTCCGCTTCATGGCGGCAACATCGGACTCAAGCTCCTTACGGACGCCGCGATACGTGTCGATAAGATTCTCGGCCTCGCGACGCGATTCGGAGAACTGCTCCCGCGCCACACCAGTGGAGTCAATCGGACGGGTCCACTCGTCCCTAGCCTTCTTCGACTCGCGGGCCATCTCGGCCTGCTGGGCCTCAATCTCCTTAGCGAAACGCGACGAAGCGACCTGCTGGCTCTTGAACCAGCCGGAATACACATCCTGCTTCTGATGGCGTCCCAAAGCCGTGTCACGGGCCTTGGAGAAGTTCGCCAACGAATTGCCAGCGGTGACGATGCTCTCCTCAAGGGCACGCACCTGACGTGTCATCTTCGACACACGCTTCGCATCGCCATCGGACGCGATATCGATAAGCGACGACTGCGCCTTACGCAGCCTGCCAAGCTCCTTCTCCTGACCGGCGAGCGCCTTGTTGACCGCAGTGACCTGCTTCGCGGCTTCTCGCTCCTGTTTCCACAGGTCGGAGGTCGGGAGCTTCTGGGCTTTCATCTTAAGGCGCTGCGCGTCGAGGGATTCGACTTCGCGGGTGGCTTTTGCGAGGTCGCCCTTCAGCCCGCGGATGCCGTTGCGTGTTTTGACGATCTGGTTGGATAGTCTCTCGAACTGGCCGATTTGACTGTCGGATAGGCGTTCGTTGCCGTTGACGAGGGAGCGGACCTGCCGGTACAGGTCCATCTTCTTCTCGCGGTATTCGTCCACGGTCTTGTCGAGGCCGGTAGCGAACGAAAGCTGTTCAGGTTTGATGGCGGACTTCTTGAAGAACGCCGTGTCGGCCATCTCTCGGCCTTTGGCGTCGAACACCTTGACGGTCTGGTCAAGACTTTTCTCGACCAGTTTCGAGTTCAACAGTCCGTTGCCGCGTAGAGCCGTGTTTGTGCGTGTGTTGAAGTCCGATAGGCCACGGTTCAGTTTGGACGGGTCGAAGTCGGGTTTGAGTGACAGTCCGCGACGAAGACGCTCCTCCTGCTGTTCGAACCGTTTCATCCACGGGTCGAGGTTCTTCGTGTCGGGTTTGAAATTGAATTGTATGGAGGCGTTCTTGCCGTTCCATTCGCGGTAGGCGCGTTCAAGACTGGCGGTGTCCGGTTCGAATACCGCGTTCACGTCGAGGTCGCTTATTCCGCGTGCGGCCTCCTCGACCTGACGGCGGAAACCCTTCGTATCCGCAGTGACACGAACGACGACTGTACCGGCGCGATGTTCGCCCACCATAAGCAACCCCCAGAAAGAAAAAAGGAAATAGAAAACCCCCACGGGAATGTGGGGGTTTGTTCAAAATCAGGTCATGTGGAACTTCGCGAACATGTGTTCGAAGTTCTCGGCAGTACCTTCGTTCTCACGGCGAGGCGGCTCTTTGTCAGCGCCGGGAGGGAGCACCGGATGCGGTTTGGCATTCTTGCCCCCGTATTTGGCGGTAATCACCGCGTTCATCATGTTGCGAACGTCAACGGCGACCATCGTCTTCGAATCCCATCCAAGCCACGGCAGTACGGTCGGCTTGTCCGGCTTGGACCCATCGGACGCGGTTGGAGGCTCATCCTCCAATATCCGCGCCCTGTACAGGCTGTCTGGCATCGCCATCAGCCCCGCAGCGAGGCGTTCGGCGCGGGTGGGATTCAGCCTCGCGCCGGTGATGTCCAGACCATAGAAACGTTGGAAGTCGGAAGTCAGTTCGACCGGGTGGACGCGGACTTGCGCTTCGAAGCGATCGATTTTCCCAGTTGGTCCGTGTAGAACATGAGAATCGCTTCGATGAGCCAGAACAGTTCATCCAATCCGATGCCCGTCGCCCATTCGTCAACCTTGTCAGGCTTCACTGTCAGCGACTTGACCCAATCCAAAGCCGTGCCGACGAACTCCATGCGTTCGTCGATCTTCGCCTCGATGTCATCCAAGGACTTGGCCTCCGGACCGTTGATGTCGGCGTTGAGCGTGAAACCGGCCATGCCGGACAGTTTGCGTAGTTCGGCCGCCTCCTTGAACGAGAGACGTTCGGCGGGAGCCAGCTCCGGCAGAAGCGAGAACAGCGGCTCGTTCTCGCACATCTCCGCCCACGTCTCAGGGATGCGGAACTCGTCGGCTTCCGCAGCGGTGTTCTCTTCAACAGTCTCGTCAACCATGTTTTCTCCTATCTGAAAAGCGTTGAAAATCTCCTATCTTCCGTCAATGAAGAACGGGAAAAGACCGGAACCCCCGGATAGGAGAAACAGGGGTCCGGCGTCAATACGAAGACTGGAACAGTCCGAATCAGGACTGCTTCATCTTCGAAGCCTCGAAGAACACAATCGGCTTCTTGCCGGCGACGGTCTCGACCTCGCCGGTCATGCCCTGCTCCACGAAATCATCGCCCGAGAAATCAGGACCACCATCGAAGGTCACGGAAACCTTGCGGAACAAAGCGCCGAAACGGATGTCAGAATCATCGTCGGCGGACTCCTGAGCCAACAGGAACAGGCTGAACGTCTGTGGCTTCTTGGTGATGTCCACGCCAACGCCGCCATCCTCTTCGTTGCCGTTGTAGATCAGCTTCAGAGTGTCGCCATCCAACTGCAACGACTTCGCGGTGATGGTGCACGTCGAATCGGCGTAGGTGGTGCGCAGGTTCTTACGCGCCCACGAATTATGCGTGGTGGCGTCACCGCCATCGAACGAGAACGAAATCTTGTTACCGGCGGAAGTATGCCCCAGATTGGTCCACACCTGATTGGCGTTCGGAGTGCCGGTAGCGGTGGTGTCCACCTTCACGGTGTCAGCGTTCAGCTTGAACGCCTTGGCACCATCCTTCGGCAGCGGAGTACCGACCGGAGCGTAGAACAAAGTGCCGTAAGTGGCAATCAGAGTCGCGTCATCATTAAACGCCATCTCATATCTCCTTATAAAAAAGCCTCGCACGAGGCGAGGCTTGAAAACGAAAAACAGAAAACGGAAAATCATCCGGCGCGAAGCGAATCCTCCGCGCGGACGGTGAACGAGGAAGCGGAATACTGCTTCACCTTCTTGCCGGTGGCCTGCTTGCCGCCAGCGCTTTTGCCGAAACCGGGATTGCCCACAATCCGAATCACACGACCCGAATCGGTACGCCCGTAACGCGGCCATTGCATGATCTGCTGGTACACTTCCTGCGCCAAGCGGAAGGAACGGTCCGCATCGTTCGTGGCGACGATGATGTCGATGTCGCAATCCCACACGCCGGTCGAATGATTGCCGGTCGCCATGGTCGGCGCGTTCGTATGGAACAGCACGATGTTCGAGAACGACGCCCAAGTGTCCACATCGACATCGATCTCGTTGAGCACATGCACGTCGGGCCAGTCCGGGTTGCCGGTGAACCCAGCCGTGAGAAGCGTGTACACGAGCGAATCGAAATCGACCATCGGACGTTCCTGCGGGTAACGCTCGTAGTCGGGTTGAATCAGCGGCATCAGACACCACCGTTCATACGGGCAGCGTCACGCATCACATGATGTCCCTCGACCCAACGGTGACGCTGCTCGTTCCAAGCGCCCCACTCGTGTTCGACGGCCACGTTCGACCCGTCACGACCCTCGACATCAAGACACACATCCGTGTCGATGCCGTGGTAGCGTTTCTCAAGACTCAAATCCTTGGCGACCGGAATACCCGGGTCACGGCCAACCGCACGCGCGGCGGCGAGCATCCTCGCATCCGCAAGCACCTCGTCGGCCTTCTCCGACGTGGCCTGCGGACCGAACCATTCAGCCACCTTCGTGCTCAGGTCACGGTCAATGAAAACTCTTGCCATCGGCCTCACCCCACACATGGTCGTCAGGGTCCGGTTCGGGAGGCTTCGGACGCAACCCCACCGGAATCTGCGAATAGTCGGCGTTACGCCGGATATGCATCTCATAGTGGGGAACCTCGCCATGCTGACGGAACGTCGGAGCGCCGTCAACGTCATAGCAGTCGCCCTGATACCAGACCTCCGTATGGATATCGCCATGCCATTCCACGGCAACGACCTGAGACGGCGTGACCTCACGCAAACCACCCCAAGTCTGCGGCGACTTATCCTCGGCACCGGAAATCGAAAACATGCCAGCCTGCTGCTCGCGCCCCTCGATGGAACACCAGCACCAGTAAGCCTTCCCGGGAACATACGTCGTCCCATGCGGCCCGCGACGGACCGTATACAGCACGACGATCACCTTGTCACGATACAGAATCGAATCAGGCTTCACCCAAGGCACCGGCACATCCTCGTAAGGATGCTCAGCAACCACGTCGGAACCCGACTTATCGTATGGATGACCCAAATCCCACGTTTCACGAGACATAGGCATCACATTCCATAAATACGGTTCACACCGACGCCAACAGTGCCGATAGGACCACGCCCGGACGCATAGCCATCCAGAATCTGCTTCTCCCTTTTCGACAGATACAGATTCGGAGACGCATCCTTGCCTGGCGGATTATCCTGCGGGTCGAAACGCGTGAACTGGTACGTGCCGTTCGATTCGGTCTTGATATCCGAATAGCGGATGACGCGCCACACCATCGAACAGATGACGAACTCGTAATCCTCAAGATCAAGGTCGCCGGACTTCAACCGTGGAACACAATTCGTGCTCGAAGTGGACGCGACGGTCTCCGCACGATGGCACATGTACGTGAGCCACGCGTTCGGATACCGTTTCAACACATCCGCGTCAGGAAGGCAATGAAGCTCCAAGCATTCCACCCAGTCAACGGCATCGGTAACACCATTCGACATCAGCGGAACCCCCTAAGTGTCAAGAAGGCTACTTGCCCAGCACATCCGCCTTGAAGGTCGAGACGGCCTCCTTCAGAATCGGAAGATAATTGCCGTTGACCCAGATGTCATAATTCAGCGGAGCCTGATGCGACAACATAGCGCCGATGAGACCATCGTTCACGCTCTTGTTGATCTCATACTCCGAGTTCTGGGCCTCGGCGGTAGGACCGGACAGGGTGGCACCCAACGACGAATCGTTGAACGACGGAAGCAGAACGAACGTCTTATCCGGGAACGCGGTGGAGACATCGGCATCCATATCGAAGGTGTTGTCGAGATTCAAATCCTCGTAAGCCTCATCGACCAGAAGCACATCGGTGATGCCGGACTGCGCACGAAGCACATCCAACACCTCCTGACGGGACAGCTTGGTCTTGGAATGCTCCAAATCCATGCCGGACACCTGCGTACGGAAGAACTCGTTGGTGCGCATGGCATCGATGACCACACCGGTGGTGGCGACCGCGTGCGGCTTGCGACCATAAGCCTTGCGCATGATCTTCACCCAAGCCTCGATGTCGTCGCACGGGTTCGACTTGTCGTTGTCCCAAGTGGTGGTCGGCTTCACATCCTGCTGGTTGCCCGGACGCTTGAACGAATACGTCACATCGACGCCGTTCTCCTTGATGACCACCTTGCCGGTCACCAAGCACTGCAAACGCTCCAACTCCTCGGTCACACCGGCCTGCTGGCCCAAAGCCTCGAACTTCGCCTCGGCCTGATCGTGGATATATGCGGTATCGTTCTGATGCTTGGCGATATCACGCTCGGAAATATGGTCCATACCGGACAACGGCAACAGGCCGGTATGAATCTCGGCGGTCGAGGTCTCGGACTTGGTGTGCCCGATCTCGGCGTCCAACGCACGATGCTTCATCGCACGGGTCTTGGACTTCGGAATGACCGGGGTCCACGAAGCGGTCCAGTCGCCACCGTTGGAAGTGACCGGGAAAATATTCGACAACGGCAGGATGCCGTTCACGTAATCATGTCCCGCCTGAGCAACCTCGGTCGCCTCGGACGGCGGGATGATGGTCTTGTCAATAGCCAAGAAAAACTCCTTAGATACGCAAAAACCCACCGCGATGGGTGGGTTTCACAAAATTTTTAGAGGTTAAGTGACCGTCAATCAGGAAATCGTGATGTTCACGGTCTGTCCGTTGGACAAAGTGGCCTTGCCAGCGGTGATGGCCTTGGACGACGGGTTCTGAGTCAATTCGATCTTGGTGATGGTCGCACCATCCTTGCCAGCCGGACCCGGAGTGCCAGCCGCGCCGGCCGAAGCGGACAACGGCTTCACAACGTCATCCTCAACGTCGTAGAACTCGCCGCCCCACACGGCACCAGCCTCCGGCTTCACCGGAAGATTCGAGGCCACGATGTCGCCACGATAGGTCATGCCCACGGTCGGGTCGTCCAAATCCCAACCGGACAGGTTGATGTTCACGGACACCATGGATTCAAGCAGACCGGCGATCTTGGTCTGACGGCCATCGGTGGCCTGCTTGTCATACGGACCATACGAGCCGACGTTCGCGCCGGAAGTGATCTTCGCCAGCGGAATGCCGGAACGGATGTAAATGGTCGTGGCCTTCGGGCCGACACCGGTCAGATACTTGTTGTCTGCGGTCTTGAACAATTCCGGCACGATGGTGACGGACACCGAATCATTGGTGTTCTTCTCGCCATAACGCCAGGAATTGTCCTCCTCAACGGTGACGATACCGGAGGAATGAACCATCTCTTGAGTCATACGCTCAATCCTTTCAAAGAATCAGTAGGAAACTACTTGCTGCGCTTACGTGCCTTCTGACGTTCCATCACACGCTTGTAAGCGTCGCCCGGCTGACGTTTCGGATGCGAGGTGCCGGACGGGAACTCGGCCTGCATGGCTACCTTGCGGGCCAGAGCATCCTCGGTCTGCTGCGGTTTCCTCTCCACCTTGGAAGTGTCAATCGGGTTGTACGCCGCATACTTCTCAGCCCACGACGCGATGGCCTCCGGCTCCGTTGCGGGGCAGAGGTCGGAAAGAACAGCGTCCGTGATCTGCGGATACTTAGCCTTGGCTTCAAGACGCGCAATCTGCGTCTTCGCGGCCTTAAGCTCCGCGTCAGCGGACTGGAAAGCCTTGTAATTGGCCGAAGCACGGTCCTCGTTCTTACGGCTCATAGCCTTCCATTTGGCAAGCTCGTCATTATCGGACGGCTTGGAAGAATCATCGGAACCCTTATCATCAGCCGGAGCGTCATGCTCGACGGCGGGTTCGTCAACCGGAGTGGTCTGAGCATCCTTCACGGAATCCTCGACCGTTCCGGCCTGTCCAACAGTCTTGTCCTTTTCGGATTCGACTTCATTATCCTGAGAGGCCATAAGACCCAATCTCCTTAATATTTAAGCGGCCAGTCCCAAAAAACCGCGAGAATAAGCCAACAGGCTGCTCACATACTGCCAAGCCTGTTTAGTGTGGACTGTCTTTTTGAACTCATACGAACGCCCATCGAAACGGAATTGAACCGAATCCTTGTCGCCATTCAGCAATTCCTTGTATCGGGCGTTGAACTCGGTCGCACGGGCGCACATGCGCTCCATCTGGGCGTGGGTCATCTTCATGTCGGGCAAACGCCATTCCGGCGCATTCGAGTTCACCGGAGCATCCTTGCGAAGAAGCACAGGCCCAAGCTCGCTGTTGTTGACGACCTTCACGCGAAGCTTCGTCAAATCCGTCGCGTTCGTGGAATAATCACGGCCCGACGTTTTGCCAGCGGCCTTGTAAATCGTCATCAGATCATCCGAGTTCAATTTCAACCCGGGGTCGTTCGAACCGACGATTGGAGCCACCGTACACTTGCAACGATTGTGCATGGGCATCAAATCAGTCCTCGTGAACGTGTTCGTGGCGGCTACGACGCACAGGCCACAGGAACCCGTCTTCGACAATTCAGGATGGATGACACGCCTGTAACGTTCGACACCGGAACTCCTGTAACGCGACTGGATGGCACGATTCTGCGTCACATATCCGTCAGTGACCGCATTGTTCTCCAACTGGATTTTCGCGGACATCAGCCAAGCCTTCACATGGTCGGCTGCGGACTGGTCGGCGTCCTTCAGAATCTCATCCCACGTCGCCGGTCGAATCTCAGGATTCTTCACGGCCTGAGTGCGATACGTGTCGGCGACCCTCATGGCGACCTGCCACGGGTCCGTGTTGGCGCGAACGATCTCATATTGGGGGATATCCCCTAAACCGTTCACACCGGCCAGACGCAGCATCGTATCCGCATATGAGATGCCCTGCTGGCGCATGGCCTTCACGAACGCGATATGCTGCTGCGTCACATAAGCAGCCGCGCCCTCGGCCACCGCATCGTTCCACCAGTCTGAAGGAGTCAGGCTACGCCACATGTTCCAAGCCCTGCGGACGAACTCGTCCACCAGCTTCACCCGCTGGTCGTCCAACGCCTGGACGGCAGCCAACGCGCTATCGGCCATCAGACCCCCATAACGTCGGACGAATCATCTGACGGCAACCCATCGGACGGCACATCGGACGACATCGAATCCAAACCGGAGCCGGTGGAGAACGAATCCAAACCGGACCCGTCACCCAGATACGAGTCGTTCATCGTCGTATCAGTCTGCTTCGCCGACGAATCCAAAGCCGCGTTCTGCTGCGCCATGGCATTCAGGAAACTCGTATCCTGGGCATCCTGAATCATCTCCGCGATCTCCGTCTCGGTCATATGCAGATAGCGACGGGCGATGGTCTTCAACGGAAGAATGCCCTTCACCTGAGCCGCCGCCTGACACTGCTCCAACTCGGAAGGGAGCTCCAACGGCTCCCAAGTCGTCTCGAAACGCTCCTCGGAAGCGTTACTGCCGGAAGCGGTCAACGCCATCTTCAATAGGAGCACGAAAGCGTCATTGGCCCTCATGTTCATGTCACGGACCTTCAACCGCAGCATACGGGTCGTCAGCTTCGCACCCTCGGCGGAACCGGCCACGTCAGGCGAAAGAATCGACAACGGAGTGCCAGTGGCACCTGCCAGAAGCTTCACATCGGACGCGGCTGCGTTCACAATCGGCGTGATATCCGTGATGGACGATTCGCCAATCTTCGCATCGGCGGGAAGCAGCCACAACGCGGCGGGACCCATCTCGAACAGTTCCGAATAGTCGATCTTGTCACCGGCCTGAGCCTTACCGGCCTTGACCGCAGGGTCGTTCTTCTGGTAGTACTCAGGCATGTCGCCGGACACCCAACGCTGCTTGAACGCCTGCATCTCCTGAATGCAGAACCGTTGGAACCGCTGCTGGTCGATGGACCTCAATGCCTTCAAGGAAGCCTCGAACTGTCCCTTGCCGTTAGGAGTGGTCAACTGCACGATAGGAAGACACCCGCAATCAAGGGCGAACTTCCAATCATCACCGGAAGACTGGCCCTCCCACTCGAACTGCGCCTCGAACTCCGGGCGCTTCTTCGAATCGTCGTTGGCAAGGTCATACACGGTGTCCTCGTCATCGACCGAATCGGAAGGCAGTGTGCGCGACTTGACCTCATGCTTCGCTGTACGCGAATAGATGCTCTGAATCTCACCGTCATCATTACGGACGATGCGATACAACGTCAACCGTTCGATCTGCTCTTCCTCGGACCACCCGTACACGACAGCCGAATCCTTGTCGTCGGACACGACCGTGCTCCACGGACTCAACCGTTGGATATACGAAGGATTCTCCTTGCCGAGAACCATCGCATACGCGGCACCGTAGATCGACGCGTCCATGAACATGTTCAACGCGCGGACGTCCATGCCGCACTTATCCCACATGTCATCCGCATCCGTGCTCCGCATCGTCTTATCGGCGACAAGACGGAAACCGGTAGGATGCTGCGACGTGATGACCGCATCCGCAATCGTATGGGCCAGATTCAACGGACAGATATCCACGAAACGCCTGTACACGGCGCTTGCCGTAGTCGTCGCGGACTTAGGCACGGACTGCAACGGAACCGTCTCGCGACCGTCATAAAACGTCTTCAGCACACACAGGTCGGGAATACGATTCTGCAAACGCGTCGCAAGACGCGTCAACGCGAGACCATCCCCATCAGGCTCGTCATCACCTGAAACAAGACTTTGCATATTAGAAGATGTGGAAGCCATACGAACACTCCAAAAATCACCAGACCCGCTGCGGCATCACCCGCTGCGGACCATCCTCCTCGAACTGGCCTAAATACTTCTCACGCGCCGCATAAGCCAACACGCCAGCCATGCACGCATCGATCTTGTGCGGACTCTTAGGCGTCTCCTTATGAATCTGATAGCCCCAACTCTTCTCACGCCGCTTCGCGTTACGGAAATGCGACACAAGCCTCGGGTCGGCACACAAAAGAATATTATTCGGGTCAGGCTCCCCATCCTCGACAGGCTCGGGAGCATACTCAAACGACGAATGGGCGCACTGCAACGCACGATACATATCCTGCGACCAGTTATTCGTCCAAAACTTCATCATCGAAGACTGTCCACGGGCGAACACCTTCATGCCACGCCCATACTCGGCCTCCCAGCCGCCGATCATCGACTCGAAGAAATGCGCATCGGCGAAACAGCCGATGACATTGTAATTCTCGAACATACGACGCACGGCGGCATCGAAACCATCACGGTCAACACGCCAATCAGGGTCGGCGTTATCAGGACGCTGCTGCAACTTGATAAGAAACAGCAAACCATCGGACACGCGACAGCCGACCAACGCGGTCGAATCATTACGAATCGAACCATCGAACCCAAGCGTGATCTCCTCATCCTCATCGATGAAATCCTTCCAGACCTCATCAAGACGGGACGACGAGCCGACCGCGCGGCCATACAAATCCCTGTAAGCCAAATGCGATTGAATGGCAGGCTCCGTAAGCCACGAATCCTCACTCGACGCACGAGAGTTCAAATAATAACGAATCGAATCATTCGGGTCCGAATCAGGCTGGTAAATCTGACCCATCAGACCATGGATGTCAACCCAACCATCCTTCGACGGTCCCGGCTCGACGCCATCATCACGAAGCGAGAACCCCTCAACCGAATAACCATCGACATCAACGGCCTCGATACGCCCATCAGGAAGAATGATGTAATCCTTGCCATCATCCGAATGGGCGGCGGAACCATACGACTCATACAACGCGTGCTCAAGCTTCTTTTCATCAGGAAAATCCTCGATAGGAAGAGTCGAATACCGATAGTCGAAATACAAGCCCTTGTAATGCTTGGAACGACCAGCCTGAATATCCTCCGCGATCTTCAACGTGTTCTCCGCCACACTGTTCTGACCCGGACGGAAATACGTCGTCATCTCCAACACCCACGGGTCCGCGTTCAACGAACGCTTCGGCAGATTACGCTGAACAGTCTTATACATCGAATGATGCTTCGGCAACGTATACAAGTGCGTCTCATCCATCAACGCGAAAGTCTCAAGACCACCGTCCTTCGACGCATCACCGGAAGTAGAAGGAATAATCTCCCCACCCTCCGGCAAGCCGATACGGGTCTTCGTGGCCTCCATGCCAAAACCCTGCAACTGGGCCAACGGGCCGGACATGCAGTTGTAGTAAATCGAATCGAAGATATTGCCAGACTGGTCCTCGGACGTGGCAAGACAAAGAATCTCAGGATTCTGAATCGGACGGCCAACAGGCTCACCCGGCAGATAATAGTAGGTCTGACCAAGAAACGTGTACGTCTCACCGGCCTTCGCCCAATGATCGAAACGACACGGGCCAAAAGCCTCGAACAAGGCGATGTCATTACCCAAACCACTCTTATTACAGCCCTTCGGACGCCACAAGCTCACACGATTGAACCTGCGCCGACCATTCGGCTTCAACGCATAAGCGTTCAAGTAGAACTGGATATACTCAGGACTATGCGTGACAGGCTTATTGATGGCATCACCACGACCGATGATGCTGAACGTCTCAACCCACCACAACGCCAAACGTCCAAGACTCCTACGCCTATCCTCATAAGTCAGGTTAGGAATCATCAAATGCATGTCAGCCAGCCGCCTCGATCTTGCGACGCCAAGCATCGATATCCTGAATCACAGCATGATTCGAACCATCAGACGCGGCATGATCGTCAGCCTCCGGCACGTCGAACTTCAACGCACGCATCGAAGCAGGAGTCCAACCCAACTCGTCAAACAACTGACGTACAACAGGCATCAACGTCGCATAGCGACGAGTCGAAAGCATCTCGTTAATCGTCGCGAAACCCAACTGGACAGCCATCCAAGAAGGAGCCGAACGCAACATGGAAGCATTCGGACTACGCCGATACTCCTCATACCAATGAACCACCAACGGCAACCACTCCCCACCCTTGGGGAAAATCTGGTTAGCCAAAGGCAAATCAGGACCCAACTTCCCATCGGGAATCTCCAAAACCTGATTGCTGGAATCACTAGTCTTCCTGCCCATAACATCACTCCCCGCAAAGCCCCATTACGGGACGACAAGCGCGAAGCCCGTTACGGCACTACGCGCACCTGCGATGAACGACAATCCGATTAGCCAACGAGTTTTCACCACCCTGCTCCAACGGCACACGCCAAGCGCCAACCGGAAAATCATCACTCAAAACATCAACCGACCGGTCAAGCGGCAACCCACAGACCGGACACGTATGAGAACACGCGTTCCACTCATCCTCGGCAGTCCAAAAACCAGTGGGAACACTCCCCCGCCGCCCGACACGGGCATTCGACCGAGGCTCCCACAACACCGACTTCAACGGCTGCGGAGTACGATTTGGAGCCGCACCATCAGCCTTCAAACGCTGGAAACGCTTACGACAACGCGCCGAACAAAAAGCCTTGTCACGACGCTCCGTCTCAAAAAACGAGCCACAAGCCAAACACGCCCGACTCATACGACGCTTACGGGCACCACTGCCACTACGCCGCCAACGATCATAATGAGACCTGCACATCCCATGAGCATGAACAGGCTCATCACACCCATTCACACTGCACTTACCCTCAGCTAGCCGAACGCGGGATGCCTGTACCAACGAGCCTCCTCACGCTCAGACCTCTTCCTCCGTCGAACCTCAGCCGACTCCAAACCAGTCTTATAAGCATGATGCGCACGGCAAAGAACCTGAAGATTATCCCAAGAATCATCATCCGGCTGACCATCCTCAGCACGAACGATATGATCGACCTCATTCGCATGAGCGCCACAAGGACGCAACACGCCATCATCGCCAATCACCGGATACTGGCAACGCCAACCGTAATAATCCAACACCTTACGACGAGTCCGCTCCCAACCCGGATTGAACCGTTCCTTACGATGCGACTTATTCCAATCGTTGGTCATCACCACTCCTCAGTGCTTCAGGAGGGAGTCGAACCCTCACACCTCGCAGGTAGCGCATTTTGAGTGCGCCGCGTCTACCATTCCGCCACCAAAGCAAGGCAAGAGCCGCCACAGCGACTCAGGAAACTGTTCCCGCAGACTAGGCGGGTCAGCTAAAACTAGAGCCGCCACAAAACGACTCCGAAGACCTTTCCCACAACCTGTGGGTAGGCTAAGCACAGCATGTTGGACTCGAACCAACATCGACGGTTTTGGAGACCGTCATGCTATCCAGTTGCACCAATGCCATATGCGAGGATGGACGCAAATCTCACGGACAATCCAAAACACACAACTATATTCCGGGATTCATCCATCCTCAAAGGGTCCCCAGCCGGATTCGAACCGGCAACTCACCACGCATAGGCAAGAGAGCCAGAAACCCATGCGCGACTAACACTCCCACAAGAGCGATAGGAACCATGTGCGAGATCAAACGGCGGTACCAACAAGCCTCCCGCATTGGACTTGAAACCGAATCGCACCTTACCTAGGAAGATGCCATCTGCGGACAGTGAGAGATTCGAACTCCCGGACCTATCAGAGTCGGTCGCTTTCGAAGCGACTGCCTTAAACCAGACTCAGCCAACTGCCCCTAGTGGTGCCCCTTATGAACACGAACGTCCCAACGGTCGGAATCCTTAACCAAGAGACAAGGAGCACCACCGAACCGCTTGCCGGAATGACACCCACAAGGACACCCCGCGTCCTCCAAAATTCATTCCGACATGCGTCAGCATACTCATACCCAACGTTGCGTCAACGTTGCAAGGAAAATGGCATAAAATACGGCGTGTCGCATGGTATGCTGAAGACGATTTCAATGTGGATGCAACATTGTCGTTGTCATGTCACGTTTCATGCGCGGACTTTTCCAGACAGCGCGCACTATTTCTACCATTGACCCGACGGCCCTGACAGGCGTGCCCGGGGGACCCTCCCCCAGCCCCGGTTGGAACGTTTGTTCGATGGTACAAATGTTCGTTCGTACAGTTGTACGTATGCGCGTCATTGTGTCGTATTCCTTATTATTTATATCTATCTTGCTCAATATTTTTTGTCCGTATTTCAGTATCTTGCTTGACTTTATTTTTTCTTGTGCTACTCAGACTCTTTTTTTGTTTTATTTACCCCCTACCTATGTTGCGACACGCCGATAAAACGGCGCTGTTCCAACGTTTCGCCTGGTCTGTTTTCTCAATTTGCTTACACCATTATTGGTGTGTATAGTGATAACCAACAACCGGTTAGGCAGTCAACCTAGCAAGGTCAGCGCGATATCTACACCGCGCCACTTGCAACCGGCTGTAGCAACCGGCAGATGAAGCCGCGGCGGTTAGGTGCCTAGGCACCGCATAGCCTGACCTGAGATAGTCAGGTGGTGCGCAGTGAGCGCATTGCGAAACCGCCATGTGTGGAACGTTGGTCACTGTGCTGAGGCGCAGTGTCCAGTCTGTGAGCGTTGCGAGTGTTTGAAAAATGAAGAGTGTTACCGAAGGCCGGTAGTTTGAGCTTCACCCCCTTTTGGGGGTTAGGTGGCGGCGTTTTTCGGGGTGTGTGCATAATGTCCACTATGTGGGCGTGGCCGATAGTGTCGGTTTTGCCTAGGCAATGCGCGTGAACTCGATTGACAATGTTGAGCGCGAGAACTCGTAAGGGGGTACCGCCGACGTTTGGCGTAGTGTGAGAGACTACCGCCAATGAGGATAGGCCGATAGATAGGTGGCAATGTCAATGTTTCGCCATGCGTGAGCGTGGTTGGCGGCATTGACTGTAAACCACGGCGTAACGGGTTGCGAGGGTAGACATATTGTAGCGCTCGTCAATTGCTTTATGGGCGGTTGACCACAAACGTCTTACGTTTGGGGGTTATGCGGACATTAAAAGTCTATAGGGGGTGCATATGCGCCCCTGCGCCACTTTGCGGGTGGCGTTAGCCAAAAAACAAATCTTCACGGGCGTAATCCGCAAGGGTTGCGCCCCTCTCGCCACTGTTTAGACCATGAGGGGGTGCGATACCCTCTAGTGGCACGCAATTAACCAATCAACACTAGACCTTAAGGGGGTTTATTATGGATACCAACGAAAAAATGGCTGTAAAAATCGTTCGCGATTGTCTCACTACGGCGCGTGAGTCCCTACCGTCTTACGTATCACGCCTTTGGGTGCGTGAAATGCCGGAGCTTGAATTTGTAGGCACCTCGGCGGCGGAATCTGCGGTACGTCATGCGCTTATTGCGGCGTTTCGCGTTGCGGCAATGCGGTCCACGTATGTCGATCTTGCAAGCGACTTCGCGCCCGATGTTCGGATTACGCGCGTTCGCGCCAGTTGCCGTCGTGTCTCCGTCTACTGTGAGACGAATACCGGATATGTCTACAAGGTGGTGTGTGTGCCATTGTGGGATACCACTGTTTCCGGGCTGCTGCCGCCATGCCCTATGACTAAGGTCCTTATGGCTAAGGTTGGCACGTGTGCTTTGGGGGATGCCGGTTGGAATACGGTCATGTGTGATTATGTCAATCTCGTTTGACTTATGTAGTCAACAATACAATAAGATTAAATAAAGGGGAGCTATGTCTGATTCTGACAATCTCGTGCAATGGTGCAAGGATATGCGTTCTACGCAGATTGCGCGGCGTAATCGTGCGTGGAATTTCCAGCACGCTCATGGCATTGAGCCGTGTGATGTCGCTTGGAATGCCGACGCCATAAGGTGGGTTGACGGCGCGGTGTATGTGGTCAGCCGCAATGTCAAGCGCAACGGCGAGCTGGGCGAGCGTTACGCCGTGGTCACGGCTGAGCAGTGGCTTGACATGCATCGGGTTCCGGGCGATGAGTCATGCGTTGCACGGCTTGAATCTTACATGACGCGAAACTAATTGTAGTCAACAATACAAGTGAGGTGTTTATTATGACTGGGAAGATCGAACTATCTGTGAACATCAGCGTGGAATGGCGGCGCAGTGCGATGTGGGGAATGTGCCCTACCGCTACCGTTGGCGCACTACTGGCCGAGGATGGCGTTACTGTCAGGCGTGACCGTGGTTCCGGCCATGCGTCCGGCTGTGGGTATGACAAACTCTCTGCGGCGGTGGATGAAGCCATGCGTGAGTTGCCGTTGTGGCAGACGTTTCTCATGTGGCGTGGATTCAAGCACACGTATGCGTCGATTCCATACAACGGTTCCGATAGGCCGCTATATGGGCTGAAGCGTTGCGATTACGGCTGGGAGATGAACGCGAACGCGTGCGGCATGGGAACGATTATCGACATTTTCACGGCGAACGGGTTCACCATGACGTCGCATAGTGGCGATGCCTACGATTTTTACCATTTCGATCGCGTGGTGCCGCGTTCGTTCCTGAAACTCATCTGACTTTGTAGCCCTCTGTGGGCTATGGCGCGGCTTAGTGGTTTCTGTGGGGTGCGATTCCTCACCCGCGCACTGTGCCGTCATGTGGCGGCGGAACAACATTCTCTATGAAAGTGGGTAATCATGTCTGGATTTAATTCCGTTGATGATTTTTACGACGTCATGGCGGGGCGTCATGGTTTGCACGAGTCCGAACGGGGCGGCGGCACGTTGGAGTTGTATTCATACAATGGCGCTGAGTTTCCTGACGGTTTGGACGGTTCCAGTCTTGACGTTGTCACAGCGCCGTCGCCTGAGCTTCTTGCGTACATGCGTGGCAATGATAGTCCGGTGCCGCCGCCCGGGTACAAGGATATGGCCGACGAGATTAAGGGCATATGGGACGTGTACAACCACGGTTCCGCCGAAGCCGACTGGGGACGGCTGGCCGACTTGTATGACGCGCACAATCTAAGCCTGAGCGTCATTGCCGATTACGAGTTCATGGATTGGCCTGAGACGTTCGGCGACATACTGAACGGCAAAGGGTCGGATTGCTGGAATCTCGACGGTATGGTGTGGCACCTGTATAGCCATGAGGAATGTACTATCGATGATTCTCTGGGCGCATGGCCCAGCGTTGACGACTTGCTGGACTTCATATCTTCCGATGACGTTGAGACGTGCGCCTATGCGCAGCAGTTTGTCGAATGTATGGATGCGGGCGACTATGTGGCCGCGTGCAGGGCGCTTAAGGCTCTCGACTTGGAGCTGTGGTATTCAGACCTGTTTCTGACGTTGTCTCGCTGAAAATCAATCAATCTGAAAGTGAGGAAAAAGAAATGTATGTGCATTGGATTCGCAAGGATACGGCTGAGGATGCCGACTTGTACGAGGAACTGCGGGACGCGTGGGACGGTGTCGGCTACGCTGGACTGCCGTCGTTCGATAGCGTGCTGCCGGACATTCTGGAATGGGTGCGGGGTATCCGCGTGGCCGACACGGTGTTCAACGATTACACGTATCGGGCTTCGCGGCTGCTGTACTTCGATAACGCGCTGGATGAAAGCAATATCGAGACTGCCGTGCGGTGGCTGTCCGATTACGGTTATGTGCCGCGCGCGTTCTGCGGTGTCGGCTATGCGATTGAGTTGACGGACGGGTATGGCGGACTGTCGGATCAGGCCGTCGTCCAATATGCGATAGACATGATTATCAAGGACGGGCGCTACTACCCTGTGTTGGATGAATCCGATTACGAGCGGCGTGAGGACGCGTGGCTGCGGGATTACTTCGATGGTGAGGTGTCTGACGCCATGTTGGGCGGAGCTGACCGTGATGCCGTGTTTGAGGCGTGGCGGGATGATGCCGACCCGGTGTCTGGCGACATGTATTTCGACGTGGAAAAGCTTCCTGGTTATATCGAGACCGCCAAGGGAGGTAAGCGGAATGCGTAAGGGTGTGAAGCTGGCTGGACTGTTGGCCGTAGGTGTGGCGGCGTTCGCCGTGGCGTGTTCGCCGGTGTGCAATCCCGTGCCGGTGGCTGACCCTCATGGGACGCCTGAACAGCAATGGAATTGGTGGCGTGAGACGTATGCGACGGCTGACTATGGTCAGGCTGATTTGGCTGGCTACACGTCGCTGTCGGATATCCCCCAGTGCGGCATGGAAGACGGCAGTATGGCTGGCGGCTACGAACGTATCTGCGAGTGGCGGGCTGATGCTGTCGGCAATCATGCCGGCGAGTCTTACGTGCTGGTTGACGGCGGCAAGGTGCTGTCGTGGGGCGGCACAGGGAAATGAAAGTGCCGGTCTCAGGTAGGACTGCGACCGGCCATGCAATCAATCAATCAAATCTAATTGCAAGGGAGATTATACCATGAAATTCGACGATTGCATTTATAAGGAAATCACTTGGTTCAACGCGGATGAAATCGTTGAGCATGAGACGTTCGACGGTATCGACTCGTATGAGCTGCTGCGTAATCTGGCGACGCTTGAGGCTGGCTATTCGCTTGACGACAGGCTGGATGACGAGGCCGTGGAGCGCGTGGAAGATGAGGAGAACAGCTTAATCTGCGTCGGACGGTTCCGTTTCGACTCGCTTCTGGCTGAGGGTCTAGCGGAATGGTTCAAGTGCGACCGTTACGACGATCTTGTCAAGCATGTGCGTTCGTGCTGGCTGAGCCGTGGTGGCGATGATTGGTATTTCTATTTCGTTACCGGCTGCGGCTATGACGTCATCAGCAGTGATTTGCTGGGCTGTGACGCCGATGGTGGGGCGCGGCGGAAGTTCGTTGATTTCCTTAACGGCGAGGAGGTGGCGCGATGATCGACGTCAACTTGCTGCCGCGTGAGCTGACCGGCTATGTGGGTTACGTGTGCTGGCAGTGGTTCGAGAGGCATTTCAGCCGTGACGAGGTGCCGTATATCCGTGGCGGCGCGTGTGGTCTGGTGCCCGATTTGCGGGACAATCTCATCGATGTCGTGCAAAACTGTTTCGCTGACGGCGGTCTGGATGACGAGACGGTCGGACGGTTCGTCGCATTGTATGCCACGCTGCCGTTCGACGTCGATGAGGCGCGGCGGCTGGCCGAGAATGATTTCCGTTATGTCGCCGACGCGGACACGCGGCTGGCGTTCGAGCTGTGCGTGCTGGTGTTCGACGCCATGTTCCCGCAGCATGTCGAGGTTCGTCAGACGGATGTGGACGGGACGTTGGAGCATATCGCGTTTCCGGCTAGCTGGCAGCATGACCTGGCTGTGTCTTCGACTCCTGAGAATCGCATGTCCGCGTACCGCAATGGCCTGTCGGCTGTGCGCAAGGCGTATGACAAGATGTTCGACCGTCTTGGGGAGGCTGACTGACATGGCCGCGTTGTGGACCGTCGAATATGTGGGTGGCGCAATCCGCGTGCGCCGTCACAGGTCTCAGGCCGATGCGGAGGCGTATCGGGATGCGGTTCTGCGTGCCGATGGCCGGTTTCTGACGCGTTGCACTGTCGGTAGCGGAGAGGCCGTGCGCGTGGCGATGGTGAACCGGCTGGAACTGGCCGGTGCCGGCTGTCGTTCGCGTCTCATGCGGACGTCGTTGAAAAGACTGGTGGAACTCACTGACGAGTTCTGCTGCTGAATGAAAGGAAAGAATGATGATTACCGTTGACGAGTTGAAGGCCATGCCGTTGGATGAACCGATTGGCGAGGATGTCGTGAATGACATCGAAGTCATGGCGAACACCGGTTTGAGCCATTTCATCAAGAAGAGTTTCGAACCTTGCGAGGGTGTCTACCGTATCGATGATTTCGGCGACTACGTGCCTTATGAGGATTGGCAGAAGTTCTGGTCCGCGTTTCCCGAATGGTGCGAGTGGGTGTTCTTTCTGCACGACAATGCGCATTCCGATGACTATTGGAATTTCACCACGGAAGTATTGGGCGGGCTGACTCCCATTGAAATCGGTGAGCAATACGACGCTTCCTCTGATTACGACATTGACTTCGTGTTCTACACGGAGGCCGACGATGAGGGGCATGTGTGATGGACGCCCATGATTCCGACGTGTGCGCGAACGTGGCGAACAGGGCCGTTGAGGCTGTCCGTCTGCTGTCTGGATTGGAGTCCGGGAAGGCTCCTGATTCGGCTTACATTCTGGCCGCTTACGACTAGTTGACGACGGCGGCGTACCTGCTGCATCAGATTATCCCTTGGACCAAGGAGGAAAAACAGTGAGCAAACATGGCTTCTTCTCCCCTATCGCCGAATACGATGGGTTCGATTATGCGTCCGGCAGGTCGTTCTGGCGTCGTCGTTCGCTGCCGTCGCTCCTGTGCGAGTGGCTTGGCGAATGGTTCCGTGGCGTGAGGGCGGCTCGCATGGGCTATTCGACCTGGCTGTACGTCCAGTGTTCCGGTGGCTGCATGATTCCAATGGACATGCTGGACTGGAATGAGGATTGGATTGATTGATGTCGGCGGCGTCCCCCAGCCGTCGATGATATGGTGTTTTTGATCGGAAAGGAGTGTGGCATGGGGTTGCGTGAGCTGCGGAAACGTTCGAACATCACGTTGGAGCAGTTGAGCGCGTTGACCGGCTATGACATGCCGAGGCTGAGCCGGTATGAGACGGTTGACGATGACGCTCGGAACATGTTTCTGGGCACGGCGGCATCGTTGGCGCGGATACTGCATTGCAACGTGCTGGACCTGTATCCCGATGAGCATGTGTGGCGAGGCGGCGTGTCGGCTGGCGTCGTCGGATTGAAGAACATCCGCTTGTTCCGTGGGTTGACGCAGACGCAGTTGGCTGGCATGAGTGGTGTCGCACGACCGAACATCTCATGGTTCGAGACCGGTTATCGTCCTGTTTCGCAAATGTATTTGCGGACGGCGTTACGATTGTCTGAGGCGTTGCAATGCGACCCTGTGGATTTTCTTACGGAAGGATACTGACATGGGCATGAGGGAACTCAGACTGAAGCGCGGCATGACGCAACAACAGCTCGCCGACAAGGCAGGGCTTACTCAACAACGTATCGGAGCCTATGAGAATGGTGTCAATTCTATCGAGAATATGACGCTTGATAAGGCGATTCGTATTTGTGACGCGTTGCATGTCAAGAATCCTCGCAAACTTTTGGAAGATGATTCTGACTCTGAATCTTCTGCGGATTCTAAGTGATCCGCTAGGGCGGGCATGCGTCTTTACGGCCATGCCCGCTCACGAATAAGTTGAGCCGGATAGTTGCAGCTATCCGGCTCGATTGCTCAGTAATTATTACCAATCTAACTAACTAGAGCCCTCTCATTTTAGCAAGGGGGCTGGAAAGAGAGTATCTGAAATGACTATACTTATTGACAACAGCAAGGCAGTGGAAATCTCTATCCGCGAGTGGGATGAGGAAAACACGCAGTACGGCCTCGACTGGTCTGCTGATTTTTATGATGTCGGCAGGTTGAAGACCGTTGACGGCCCAGAGCTTGCTTACATTGTGGAGGACGTCGATTACTGCATTGAGCAGGCGAACGACATGGTGGCCGGAGAAGGCGACTTCGCTGAAGACGGCCCGCAGCCGGATACGTTCGTGGATGTGACGGAACTCGACCGGAGCGCGTACCTAATCTGTGAAATTGATCTTTATCAGCTTTCGAGTGAGATCTACAATCACGGGTTGAACGTCAAAGATACGGAAATCATATCCGGCATGTGTCCCGAGGACACTATCAAGGTGGTTTTCATGGATGGTTCGGCATGCTGTGTGGATATCGATCCTAATTCCCCTCTTTGCGTCAACTTCTCGTATTATGCGGATGAAAGCTGCCGTGATGGTGAGCTTTCGACGAGTTGCCATGATTTCGAGGGCGAGTTGGATTATCTCACCGGTGTGAAGGACATTTGCGGCGGATTGCGCTAGTCGCGTCTGCCGGTTTCGATTGTTTAGTTTCAGGGCGTGTCGATTGTGTCACGCCCTTTGTTTTCAACGTTTTTCTTTTTTAGACCACTCAGACGGCGCTCACCGCAGTGTGTAGCCAATTGTCCACCAATTCGGCTTCGTTGACCGGCTCGAAACACCATGCGTCCAATCCGACGTTGATCTCATTATGATGCCTGCCGAACTCAAGCGGGTCATACGCGTGCGTATGACCATGCAGGAGCAGAGTGTTGTTCATGCGTGGTAGCGCGTATTCAGCCAATTCCGGCGCGTTCCAATTGGTTGAGACTGCGCCTAGGGGTTTGCTTTGCGTGAAGTCTTCACGCCATTGGTAGTGGCTTAAAAATACCGTGTGTGGATTGTTGCCCCACCCGTCTCTGATTTCGGTGATGCCGACTCTTCCGACTTCCCCGAACACGCTTGCCAACTTTTCCAGCGTGCGGGTGGAGCTGTGCAGTTCGTGGTTGCCGAGAATCAGATGCCTGTTCTTGCGTGGTACATGCAGGTTTTGGATGCGCATTATCGCTTGGTCTACGCTCCATGTACCACCGGAACTGATGTCTCCGAGGATGTAGAGTTCGTCTTCCTCGCCAACATACGTGTTGATGCTTCGGATGATGTCGGCATCATGCTTCCGCCAGTCAACACAGTTCTTGAGCGGCTTATGCTCATGTTCGGCTTGTTGTTTGATCGATGCATCCTTAGCGTATCCGGGTAGCGCGTATCCGCGCAGCGCGGCCACGAACGGATGCGCGAAATGCAAGTCACTAGTGAACCACTTCATCCTTAACACCGCCCTATTTCATTATCCATCCCATACTGCTTATCCCATTTACCCAATGCTTCCAAAATGTTCGGCAGTCCAAAATAGTCGTAGTATTCGCTGTAACGTTCGCCGCTTTTCGTCTCGAATGCGATGGTCAGCATTTCGGGGTCATCGCCACAGGTTTCGCAGACTGCTTCGCAGAATGGCGAATAATCGTAGCCGACTACTCGTACCGGCTGATCGTCGCTTCCGTCGAACAGTTCCGGTGATTCGACTTGCAACACGCGCATAAACAGTTCGTTCGTTGATTTACTGGTGGTGTTTTCCGTCATATTGATCTTGCTCATTCTTCCTTCCCCCTATAAAAAGCCATTAAAGGCATATTCTTTTTTACCAAGGCGATAATAGCCATCATATGAATCTTTTAATTGAAATTTAAACTTTCGAAAGAAAGGCTTATACTGCGTTAGAGACTCCTCTG